CTTATGTTCTGAAATTATTTTACCAACTAACGAGGAAAGAACAGCAGTATGTTGCCTCTCTAGTTTGAATTTGGAGAATTATGATGAGTGGAAAAACAATAAACAATTTCTCAAAGATGTTGCAGAAATGCTTGATAATGTCCTTGAATATTTTATTAATAATGCTCCTGACTCCATTTCTAGAGCAAAGTATTCTGCTCAACGTGAGCGCAGCATTGGGATTGGCGCTCTTGGGTTTCACGCTTACTTACAGCGTAATGGTATTGCTTTCGAGGGTGTTATGGCGAAAGTTGCGAATAACAAAATCTTCAAGCACATTAAGGAAGGTTTAGATGAAGCTAATAAAGAACTTGGATTGGAAAGGGGTGAAGCTCCTGATGCGGCCGGTACTGGTCGTAGGTTTAGTCATGTTATGGCTATTGCTCCCAATGCTTCTTCTTCCATTATCATGGGGAATACTTCTCCTTCTATTGAACCTTATCGTGCCAACGCTTATAGGCAAGATACTCTTTCGGGTTCTTTCTTAAACAAGAATCGTTGGTTGAATGAATTAATTATTAAATTATCTCACGATAAGCCAGCAGAATGGTATGATGATGTTTGGTCTTCCATTATTGCAAATGATGGTTCAGTTCAACATTTAGAGTGGATGTCGGAACAAGATAAAGATGTATTTAAAACATCCATGGAAATTGACCAAAGATGGGTTATTGAGCTTGCTGCTGACCGTCAAGAATATATTGACCAAGCACAATCATTAAATCTATTCTTTAGACCAGACGCACACATCAAATATCTCCACGCTATTCATTTCATGGCATGGAAAAAAGGATTGAAAACTCTATACTATTGCCGTTCAGAAAAAATAGGTAAAGCAGATAAAGTGTCCAAGAAAATTCAACGTGAAATTATTAAAGAAATTGATATGACACAAATTGCTCAAGGTAACGATTGCATTGCTTGCGAAGGATAAAATGATTAAGAAAACAGAATTAAATTTAGCAGACGAACGTAGTTATTTTAAACCATTCAACTATCCATGGGCATATGATGCTTGGTTGAAACATGAACAATCTCATTGGTTACATTCAGAAGTACCGATGCTTGAAGATGTTAAAGATTGGAAAAAGAAATTAACAAAAGAAGAAAAACAATTCCTCACACACATCTTCCGTTTCTTTACACAAGGCGATATCGATGTGGCTGGCGGATATGTAAAAAATTATCTTCCTTATTTTCCACAACCAGAAATTCGTATGATGTTACTAGGCTTTGCTGCTCGTGAAGCATTACACGTTGCTGCTTATTCTCATTTGATTGAAACTCTTGGTTTACCAGAAACAACATATAATGAGTTTATGGAATATGCTGAGATGAAAGAGAAGCACGACTATGTGATGGACATTGCTTCTAAGAATACAACAAAAGAAAATACAGCAACTCATATTGCAACATTCTCGGCATTTACAGAAGGTATGCAACTATTCAGTTCATTCATTATGTTATTAAATTTCCCACGCCACGGTAAAATGAAAGGTATGGGACAGATTGTTACTTGGTCTATTGTTGATGAAACACAGCATACCGAAAATATGATTAAATTATTCAGAACTTACATTGAAGAAAATCGTGAAATCTGGAATGATGAGCTTAAAGGTCGTTTATATACTGTTGCTGAGCGCATGGTGGAATTAGAAGATAAATTCATTGACCTAGCATTTCAAATGGGACCAATGGAAGATTTAACAGCAGAAGATGTTAAGAAGTATATTCGTTATATTGCCGACCGTAGATTAATTTCTCTAGGACTCAAAGGTCAGTTTAAAGTGAAAAAAAATCCTCTACCATGGGTAGAAGAAATGATTAACGCACCAACTCACACAAACTTCTTTGAGAACAGAGCAACCGATTATGCAAAAGGTTCTCTATCAGGAGATTGGGGTGATGTTTGGGCTCATTAAAGGTTCCAAATGACACAAAAACAATTAACAGGAGAATGCTTAAGTTGTGAATCATCTTATAGCATAGCATTTATGGAAGAACTAGTATCGCAAGACTTGCCAGAACATTGCCCATTCTGTGGCGAACAAATCGAAGAATTATCCGAGGACTATATAGAGGATGATGACGATTTGGATGATGAGGAATGGGAATAACTTGGCAATACAATAATACTGATTTTACGGAAGACTTGATTGGTGATAATTACGGATTCGTTTATTTAATTACAAATACCACGAATAACAAAAAATACATAGGTAAGAAATTCTTTTATTCTACCAAAACCAAACAAGTCAAAGGTAAAAAGAAACGGTACAAAGCATCAAGTGATTGGCAAACTTACTATGGAAGTAGTGCCGAACTAGCACAAGATGTGTTATCATTAGGTCATGAAAATTTCACCCGTGAAATCTTACATCTTTGCCGGTCCAAAGGCGAATGTGGTTATCTCGAAGCAAAAGAGCAATTCATCCGTTGTGTTATGGAAACAGATGAATACTACAACAATTGGATTATGGTAAGAGTGAGAAAATCACACATCAAGGAATATAATGCTAGACTTTCTCAAAAAACTCAAGGACGATCCTGACGGTCCTTATGACGCAATCTTTTTTCTACCAGGCGATAAAGAAGGTCAAATTCATATCGAAGGCAATCTCTTTAAAAATCCAGGTGAACCATTAGGTGGTAGTGAGATGGGTCATACTTATGAAGTGGTATTATTTAAAGATGATGCCAAAAACGATAAGTTATATGACGTTGACCGATTTGAAGCAGTATTTGTGGACCCCTACGAATATATCTCCAATTTAATACCACAGAACTGGTTCGGTATGGTTGTCAAAAAAACAACAACTTCTGGCGGATTCATACAACGAATATTTGACAAACTAAAAGAATAGTGTTATAATAGAATTTTGAAACTATTGAAAGTTTGGTATGATTCTCGTTGACTTAAATCAGGTATTGCTTGCCGGCCTGATGGCACAAATTGCTAATCAAAAAGGTAAGTTGGATGAACATTTAATCCGTCACATGGTATTAAATATCATTCGTAATCATGTAAAGAATTTTAAAGCAGAATACGGTGAAGTGGTGTTATGTTGTGATAACCGTAAATACTGGCGCAAAGAATATTTTCCATTCTATAAAGCAAACCGTAAAAAGAACCGTGATAAGTCTGATTTAGACTGGCACTTAATCTTTGATATGCTTGCCAAATTCAAACAAGAACTTAAAGATAATTTCCCATACAAGGTATTAGATGTTGAGGGTGCCGAAGCAGATGATATCATTGGCACATTGGTACCTCGCCATGCACCACATGAAAAGATTTTGATTCTTTCTAGTGATGGTGATTTTTTACAGTTACAACAGAATCATAATGTTAAGCAATATAATCCATCACAAAAGAAATATGTCGTATCTCCTAATCCAATTATGGATTTAAAAGAGAAGATTATCCGTGGTGATAAAGGTGATGGTATTCCTAATGTATTCTCTCCTGGCGATTGTTTTGTCCGTGACCTAAGACAGAAACCTATCACACAAAAGGTGTTAGATAAACTATTAGCGGAAAGTTACCTGGAACAAGAGGAAACCATCAAGGCGAACTTTATTCGTAATGCTACACTTATTGACCTTTCTTTTATTCCCGAGGACATCAAAACTAAAATTATAAATACCTATGAAGAAACAAAGCCCGCTAAAGGTAAATTGCTAAATTATTTTATTGAGCATAAACTAAAGAACTTAATGGAAGTGATAGAGGAATTCTGATGAGAAACATTTATGAAATATTTGATGATTTTGAATTAGCAAAAAATAAAAAAGAGAGAATGGCTGTTATTGAGAAGAATCTTTCTCAAACACTAGTTGATGTGTTGCAATTAACTTATCATCCAGATTATCAATGGTGGGTTACTGAAATGCCAGAGAATTATAAGATACCAACTTCTAATTTACCTGGTTTAGCAACTACACAATTATCAACAGAAATTCGTAAATTATATTTGTTCCGTAAAGGTGACGGAATGGGTGATAAATTGAATCCTAAAAAACGAAATGAGTTGCTCATTCAATTTTTGGAATCTTTAGAACCACGTGAGGCGGAAGTAATTATTGGTATTTTTAGTAAGGACCAAGGCGTTAAAGGTTTAGATTATAAATTTGTTAAAGAGGCATTTCCACACTTATTACCATAATGCGACCAAGAGATAGAATAATAATAATAACTGGTACATTTGATCCATTAACTGCTGAAGAATTACTCTACATTAAAAAGTGTCACCATAAAGGTGATTGGTTAATTGTTGGCGTTCATTCTGATTGGTATATGGCATGGTCACAAGGTGGTTTTGTTCAAAATTATGAAACTCGTAGAGAAATCGTTAAAAGTTTAAAATTTGTTGATGAAGTTATGACATTCAATGATTCGGATGGCACAGTTTGTCAATTACTTAAAATAGCAAAGATTTGTTATCCTAATGCTGATATCACTTACATATCACCAGAAGATATGCATAATATGCCAGAGACCAAAATCAAAGGCATTAATTTTGAAACGATGAAATAGGAGATAGAAGTGACTAAATTTGTGGGTAAGTTCCGCAAGAACCAAGATTATAATGAAGATTACAGTTATATGCCAAAACGGAAACACCGCAATGAGCATTCTGAAATCAAAAAAATGAAAAATCGTGATGTTGAAGAAGTATTAAGTCAGATTGAAGATTCAAGTTTACCAGAAGAAAATAGAAATATCTGATTTTTTCTTATAAGTAGGTATGTCCGCCTTTGATAAAAAGGTATTGTTGTTTCCATACAACAGATCCGCTTGACATCCAGCTCTAACTGTATTATAATAGGTTCTTCACATGGAGAATTCTTGATTATGATATACGGTTACATTCCAAAATCTAAACCAAAGAAATTGACTAAAGCTCAGCAAGAGCGTAAAACAGAGTGGTTGGCTGCTATTAATCAATTATCTTCAAAACGGTATTCCCATTCTCCAGTTACCAAAACAAGTTTGCCAATTAATAAAATGGCTACTTATCACAGAGAAACTCCAAAAGTTGCGTCCTTAGATACAGGTTTTATCGCTTGTGTTAAAAAGTTCGGAAATTCTTATACAGGAGAAAAAATTAAAGGCATTGGCACGATGCACAAATCAAATGCTGTGCCAATTTTTACAGATAATGAAGCAAAAGATATAGCGAGTATGCGCAGATGAATGAATTTGATGAATATTTTGAATATTTGACTGATTTGAGTGAAAAAGATTTACAAAAAGAGTTGAAATGGCTTGAGTCTATTGGAAAAGCAAAAGCAAATAATCAAAATTTTGTAGTAATTGACCATTTTTATGATATGTAAGGTGAAAAATGTTAGCACGACACGAAGAAACTGCAATTTTAAGAGGAATTGATGAAATCATGTTCAATTTACGTCATGTGCCTGTTGATGATGTAGCACATTTTCTCGTAAATTTCAATCCGAAGCTTGCCGAAGAGCTTGCTTCAGCAATTCATTACAAATTTTTTGATAATTTTGAAGGAAAAAAACATGAATGATGCATCTTATTATATTTGGCTCGATGCCAAAGTAGATGACGAAGAAATTCCTGCGTGGAAACGATTGGATATTGTCACTCGCAAGTGGGCTGCTCTGTCCGGATTTGAAAAAGACCAATCAAGTTATCAAAAAATGAAAGAATATTATCAATAAAATGTTTAAATCGAGCAAACCTATTAAAAATTGCTTACTTTTAGAGTTCAATACTCAAAAAGATTTAGCATTAGCCTTCTGCCGTGTCGAAGAATACTATGAAGGTCAACCACAACTGAATAGAAATTACACCTCATTTGTGGATTTCATTGATTTCTTTATGAAAGACGATGGCCAAATTAATTATTTCAATTTTTGGGCAGGTTTTAACATTCCAGGAAATGTTTTTATGGAATGGGCCCAAAAAGAAATGTGGGATAAAACAAAATGGGAATTGGCACTAATTAATGAGATTGAAAAGAAATTAGATTTATCAGAACCATTCTATATCATTGGTGGTAAAAAAGGTGACATGAATGTAATTGACCATGAAATTGCTCATGCTCTATATTATATGAATGAATCTTATAAAAGTGAAATGGAAGAAATGAATTACGGTTTCTACAAAAATTATCGTATGCAATATTCCAAAATGGTTAAAGAATTAAAAAGAATGGGTTATGGTGAGAATGTTATTAAAGATGAGGTTCAAGCATATATGAGTACCAGTAAAAAGTCAGAATTGGTAGTCAGATTCGGTTTGGATTACAATACCATTCTACCTATGATCCGTCAATATCGCAAAGTGTTGTCCAGGTACAACACAAATAAAAAAAGACTTGCCGGTAAGCGTTAAATATAGTAAAATGTTTCTATTAACTCGGAGATTATATGGAACTTATTCAATCAAAATCACTTCTTGCCAAACTTATGGCAACAGAAAACCTTATTGTTGAACAACGCAATGTGCAAACTGCGTCATTCGATGTCAAAAACCGTGTATTGACGGTACCTGTATTAGATAAAAATATTTCTGGTTATCTTTATGACTTGTTCATGGGTCATGAAGTTGGCCACGCACTCTATACTCCCCTCGATGGTTTGATTAAAGCTCACGAAGAAAAAATTCCATCTTCTGTAATGAATGTATTGGAAGATGTTCGTATTGAAAGAAAAGTCAAAAACAAATATCCTGGTATTCGTTCCAGCTTTGTTCGTGCGTATCGTGAACTCATTGATAAAGATTTCTTTGGTACTAATGGTACTGATTTGAATGATTTGAACTTTATTGACCGTGTTAACCTTTACACTAAAGGTGGTGCGGCACAAGGTATCAAATTTACCGACTATGAGCAATCTCTTGTTCGCTTGATTGAAGGAACCGAGACCTATGATGATGTGATGGAGGTTGCTCGCCTCGTTTGCAAATACATGAAAGAAGAAGCCGAAGAGCGTAAAAAAAATCAACCTGAAGAATTTGAAGAAGATGAAGATGGTGATTATGAAGGCTTTGAATCTGATGGTTATGATGATTCTGAAGATTGGGACGATGAAACTGAAAAACGTAAATCTAAGAGTGATGCGGAATCCGGTGAAGATGAAGAAGAAACCGATGACGAATTGAATTCCGAAAAAACTGTTACTGGTGGCGGTACACAACCCAACGCTATTGATGAAGAAACTAAATCATTTACGGATGAAGCATATCGTAAAAATGAAAGTAAGTTATTTTCCCAAGAAGGAATTACACATTATTACGGCAATATTCCTGACATCGATTTGAGTAAAGCAATTGTTGGTCATAAGGCATTGTGGAAACGTTATCGCAATGCAGCTATTGATGCTTTGAGATACCGTGCAGATGACTTTACTGGTACTGACATGAAACGATTCATGAAGCTGCGTAATGATTCCAAAAAAGTTGTTGGTTATCTTGCCAAAGAATTTGAATTGCGTAAAAATGCCGACCAATTGAAACGTGCATCGATTGCCAAAACTGGCGATTTGAATATGAGTAAGATTTATGCTTACCAATTGACTGATGACATCTTCAAAAAGATGACAGTAGTTCCTGGTGCTAAATCTCACGGTCTTGTTATGTTCCTTGATTGGTCAGGTTCTATGTCTGACCACATGGAAAATACTATAAAACAATTAATCAATCTAGTAATGTTCTGTAAGAAAGTAAACATTCCTTACGATGTGTATGCCTTTAGTGCTGAATATGATGACCCATATCGCCAAGAATTTAAAGAAGGTGATATTGAATTACACAGTTTCAAATTGTTGAATTTATTGTCGAGCAAAATGACGGCGGCAGAATTCACTTATGCCTGTTCTGCTCTTGTTCAAATGTCCATCTATCGTTATGGCTGGAAACCAAACTGGTTCCAAAAAGGCGGTACACCTCTGAATGAAGCCGTTATTTCAGCCATGAAGATTGTTCCTGAATTTCAGAAACAATACAAACTACAAATTGTGAATACTGTATTCTTGACTGATGGTGAAGGACATAGTAATCGTGAAGTGTTCTATACCAATAGATCCGGCAATAAAACAAGTGGCACAAGTAACGGAGAAATTGATTACAATTCTGATGATTGGAGAACACCTCGTAAATTTGTGATTCGTGATCCAATTAGCAAATATCAAGAAATTGTCGACCGTGCTCAAGGCCGTGATTTGACCGCATCATATATAAAGACATTGAAGGCGAGAACTAATTGTAATATTGTTGGTTTCTATGTATTGTCTAGTCGCAATTTAAGCCGTGAACTATATAACTTCTTTCCAAATAGTAATGCTTATATTTTTGATAAAATGAAATCTGAATTTCGTAAAAACAAATCAATGATTGTTACAAATGCCGGTTTCGATGAATACTATTTGTTGCGTAGTGAAGGCCTAGATACTGATGATGATGTATCTTTTGAAGTAAAAGAGAATGCCACAACCCGTGGTTTGGTTTCAGCATTTAGTAAATTTGCTGGTAACCGTTTGAGTAACCGTGTAGTATTAAATCGTTTTATAGGACTAATATCATGAAAGATGTAGCAACTTTTGTTGGTGAAGCAGGTAAAATTATGGCCGTAATTTATGAAGGCGATGGTTTCTGGAAAGTAAATTATGGCACAGCGGATGCACCAGCATCTTTCAGTAAAGTGTTTATGACTGAAGCCGAAGCTACTGCTTTTGCCGCAGGTTATACTGACAAAGGAAATAAACCAACTTTATTGAGTGAATAATATGGAATACATTGAAGCGGATGATTTCAATCCAAAAAAGATTGCTGATGCTCTATTTGAAAGATGCAAAGATGCAAAAGCTTGGGAAGTTAAATGTTATGTGGATGAAGCATTTGTTTTTACGGGTAAACCATTGCCTTTTGATTTAAGTATGAAAGATGGATTATATAAATGTAAAGTGATTGCACCGAGTATGAAAGAAGCCATGAAGATAGTGGCCGATTTCATGCCGGTAATCAAATTTGTGAATGAAGAAAATGAATGAAAAAATTAGAGAAACTTTAATCATAACGCAAGAAGAATGCGCTGAAGTGATTCAAGCAGTTTCTAAAATTATGAGGTTTGGTTTTGATTCTTGTTATCCAACCGAAGATTCGGCATCTACTAAAGAGTGTTTAGAATTGGAAGTCGGACAGTTACTTTGTATGATTGGTATTTTAATTGACCAAGGAGTAATTGAAGAAGATGCTATGTTACAAGCAATGGAAGCCAAAAAAATTAAATTAGAAACTTGGTCGAGTATTTTTAAATAATGGATATTAGAGAACTCATTGCCCGCCTACATACAATTAAGATGTGGACCCAAAATGGTTCTATGGCCAGAAATTTATTAGATGAATTAATTAACCATTTCAAATCACAGTTGCCACAATAAAATGGAAGCCCTAAAAATTACCGGTATGATTCTGTTACTATTTGTGGTATATTCACTTATGGGTAACGATGATTACCATAAAATGTTTGACAAACCTTATATAATCCGTTATGATTGTAATGAGGTGACTGAAGATGCGCCTAGAGAAATTCTTGATAAATGTATGAATACTAGTGAAAGATATATCAATGTTAAAGCCTATAAAGAATAGCGTATTATTGAAATTATTAGAAAAAGACCTAACCACCGAATCCGGTATTATTCTAAAATCCGATGTAACTCAAGTCAATAAAGGTTTAGTTTTAGAAATTGGTCCCGATGTGACCGATGTTGTAGTAGGCGAAACTGTCCTACCAAATTGGAATCTAGCCAAAAAAATCAAACATGATGGTGAAGATTTGTTTATCATTAAACAAGATGATATTGTAGGAGTATACGATGACGCTTAATGCGACCTATGATGAGATTTATACCGCAGTTCTAAAGAAAGAACGGGAACATCTATTGAGTTTATTTGACCCGCACCAAGAAGGCACAGGTCATTTCAATACGGCGGCTTCTGTTCTGGAATCGAGAATTAAAGAATTAGAACAGAATCGTAACTAGAGTAAAGAATACTTCAAATTCCATTACAGGCTACGCATATTATAGAAATCACGAACCAAACGATCCAATTCTTCATGTGTCTGTGGATTCTTTGATTTGATGTAATATTCTAACTGTGAACTGGTTCTTAGAAAATTTAAAACTTTAATTAGTAATTGAATGAATTTCATTTTTTGTCCTTTTGAGATTTAAAATTAAACACCATTTGTATTAGTGTTTACGATATTAGTATTTATACTTAGTTTATGTTGTGAAGCAACATTTTTTTATATGGAGATATATTATGCCTAATTGGTGTTCAAACGTGGCCACAATCAACCACGGTGATAAAGAAAAGATTGATGCCATTGAAAATGAATTGAATAAGCCAAAAGACGATGTTGCGCTTTTTCAAATGTTATGTCCATGTCCTGATGACCAAAAAGAAAATTGGTATGAATGGAATGTGAACAATTGGGGCACCAAATGGGATGCCTCAATTTATGACTTTGAACGCCTAGACGATAATAATATCCGAGTCAATTTTGATACCGCATGGGGTCCTCCTACTGCTCTCTATGATTACCTGTTTGAAAATGGTTATGACACCACCGCCTACTATGACGAGTGTGGTATGGCTTTCTGTGGCAAGTATGAGTTTGGTTCTGATGATTACTACGATTATTCTGATATGGACTCATCACAAGTTCAGGATGAAATTCCTACTGATATTGATGAGATGTTCTCCATCTCTGAACAAATGCAAGACCGTGAAGCGGAAGATGACCATGAAGATTGGCAAGAAGATGATGGTGAAGAAGGTCATGCCGAAGTTGAACAACATTTTGTAATGACCGATTGGTTTAATTCTGGTTTCAAACCACAATACAAAGGTGTTTATGAAGTAAAGACCGATGCGTGGCCTTTCCCACACAAAATGGAGTGGTCTGGTAAAAAATGGAAAGGTGATGGCAAAGTTACCGAATGGCGTGGTCTAGCACATGATCCAGAAGCACTTAAAGAAGAATTTTTAAATATTCTAAAAGGTGATGAACATCTAGAAAACCTCTAAGGAGTGGTTATGACAACCTTTACTACCGAAGATAGATTAGAAGCAGAGAAGCGTCAAGAGTTGATGAATGACTTGCAAAAAGCCAATACGATAGATGACATGGTGCAAGTTTCCGCCAAGTGGTCACAAACATCCAATTCTTGGATTATTACAAACTACGAAGCCATCCGCCAAGAAGAAAAGAAGAAACGGAAGAAAAAATAATGGGTTCTATTGGAGCAACAGAATTTCCTGCTGAATATCCTACTTGGCCAGGAGACGCATGGAAGAATTGGGATCCTAGGCAACAGGAGATTAAGTTTTTCTGGCCGCTCACCGAACAGTTACCATTAGATTTGAATACTGAAGGTTGTGATTCTAGAGAGAATAAGGGTCTATATTTCTCCAATGGTTCTGGTGCAACCTTTAGTACCGGTTCTGGACTAACTCTTAACTCTGACGGTGCTGCATGGGTATCCGTGATCACCGGTAGATTAGAACTAGATGTAGAACAAACCACAATTATTGTAAAAAAGAAACCTGCTCTATACAGAAGAGCATTATATAAACTTATGGGAATTGATTGGAAATTGAAATGAAAGAATATAGAATATCAATCGTATCGGATGGTAATGGTAAATCACATTACGAAGTAGAATGGAAAGTAAAAAAGTCTTGGCCGTTTGAAAAAGACGAATGGTACACTGCTACCGAAAACGAAAAGATTGGTGCTACCGGTTGGCACATTAATGTCAAACAAGAATTCAAATCTTTGGAAAAGGCTGCCGATTATGTCCGGTCCAAAGATATCACCAAACAAGTCGTAGTAACAGGAAAAATTCAAGCATGACGAAACTTGCGAAACGAGCGACACTAACGATCCTAACCGCTCTCGGTCTACTGGCTTTTGCCAGCGCTTCCGGAGCGTTTGGCCCACATCTTATCAATGCGGCCGAGGATTTGGTCTATTGTAAGCCTCAAAAGGATTCCTCAGCCAATCTGTGGACTTGCTACGACTATTATGGTAACGAATTTAAGAACCTTATTATTACTCAAAAAACATTATGAGAATTGAAAGAAACTGGATGAATGGTGGATTGCCTCACCTATTTTACTATGTCGACCAGACTGGTAGAATTATCGGTGAAACCACTATTACAGGTACCGGTCAAACCAGTAAGTATTCGTGTGTTGTCTATCCTGGTATCACAGACAGTAAAAGCTTAGGAATGTATATTAGTTCCGAAACGGCTAAGAGAGCCATAGAACATTACTGGTATGAATCAGATAGTGTATATAATACTTCTAATAATATATTGGAATAATGTAGAATGAAAACAGAACGCATTGTAGATGATTATCCTACCAAACTAGAGAAACTCGAAAAGGACTACGAGGATCTTTTAAAAGAATACCGCAAGATGGTTAAACAAAGAAACCATTATAAGCGAGTATGTGATACCTTTAAACGAGAGAAATTCCTGAATTATTCCGAAGAGGAGTTTTCCACAGTAGGCCACCGGGAAAAATTTCTGGAACTCTAAGAACCTCCTCGGAAAAATTTTCGATTCCTCTGGTTCCTGGCCAAGAAAATTAGTTACCTCTTTTTCACGTTGACCAGGAACGCACGTCACTTTTTTTTCAATAATATCAACACGTTACGCAATCATTTTCTAAGCGTTCCATAGCGCACTCAATAATACTCCAGCAGTCCGGTCGAGTATTATCCGCAATAAATTCAATAGCTTAGCGCACTCAAAAATAACGCTTTACATTTTCCGTGGTTCGTGTATACTCCAAGAGTGGTGAAAATTTTGCGGAATTGCTGTTGTTTTCTTACAACGCTTTTCCACAATATTCAAAATTTTATTAACTTAGGATTATTATGGATTATCAAGCATTATCTAATATGAGTATTACCGAGCTGAAGCAGTTATTATCATGCGTTAATCAGGATATTAAGTCCATTAAGCGCCGTGATAATGCTGCCAAAAAAGCTGCTGTGAATAATGAGATATCCGAGCTGGCTGAATGTAATATTATCGCTAAGCGCTTTACTGGTAAGATATACGCTAAACCAGAGCAAAATGCGAAGCTAAAAGCCGATATTCAAATCCAGCAGGATATTCTCGATTATCTTAATAATGGTGGTCATATTATCACCAGAAAGCCAAGAAAATCGGTTAAAGCATTATCAGTAGTATCTTATCATAAAGTATCACTATAATCAAGCAGTATTATTAACTATACCATTATATTAAAGGAAAACAATATGACTACATTTATCGACACCGTTTCTTCATTATCTATTAAGGATAAGCGTGCTTTAGTAAAATCCATCCGTGAAATGATTAAGGATGACATTATTACCAATAAGCGTATTAAAGCATTATCTAGTAAGCAAAAAGAGCAAGAAAAGAAAATGAAAATCGAAGCGCAGATTAAAGCTGCTGCTGAGAAGCTTGCCAAATTACAAGCAAAATTAACTGCTTAATCCAGTAGTATTATAATAACCTTTATTCCACAGCGGTTAATAGAGGTTATTAGTAATATTATTAGCTGAAAGTGGCTCGGAATATCTCTCAGGATTATCTAGGACGCACTAGGATAATCTGGTATTCTAACTAAGACTTAAACTGAGCACCTATCCAGCGACAATATAGCGACTATATTACCAAAAGTAATAAAGGTTATTATTTTTAGTTATTTACAGGAGGATATTATGACATTATTAGTAGCAAAATGGAATAATCGTATCGTCCGCCTAGTAAGATATAGCAGTAAAGTAGCATTTTCAGATAATCCTGATTGGTTATTATTACAATATCCATTAGAATTACCAGAGAATAAGCGTAGGTTGTTATGGGTACCATTATCTACCCGTTTTGAATGGGTAAAAGAGTTTAATTAGGAGATTATATGAGTAAAAAGCATTATATTACAGTAGCAAAGGTATTATCCGAGAATAAAGCCAATTATCAATTATGTTCGGATTTAGCTATTCAATTTAGAGCAGATAATAGTGCTTTTGATATTGACCGTTTTTTAATTGCTTGTGGTCATTAAGGAGATATTATGATTAAAGGTGAAGATGCATTTTGCGCAGTAAGGCATTGGGAAAAAGGTGATTTTGATATTATCGTATTTACCAATTATCAGGAAATGCTTGATTTTTGTAGTTTTAATGATGATTATACGGAATTTGAAACCAGCGTATTATCATTATCAGAAGCTAAATCTATTTTTGAAGGAGTATTATGATTAAAGATAATAGTAGGGTAATCGGTATGTATGGTAATAATGCCATTATCGGTAAAGTATTAACCAGTAGGCATTATGGTAATGAGTTTTTATATACGGTAGCATTGGATACTCCATTATCATTTAGATGGAGAGATAATCCAGTCACGGTAGCATTATTATCTGAAAAAGAGATTATGGAGGCGCCATTATGAGGTTATTCTATAATATTATCGGATTATTGTTTTGTTTTGTATCCGTGTTTTTTATATTCAATTTGGTAATGATGGCATTATATTATCATTATTACCTATCTTGATGTTGTACCGATACAACACTTTTTGTTTTATCGGCCAATCATAGTTATTGGAATATGCCATATTGATTGTGGTCTATTCCAATGCCTGTATAATGGTTTTTTGTTGGTTAATTTCGATTGTAATTTTTGAAAAGTGAGATTTTATGCATTTGTTATCAGTAGGTAATCCTAAGACTTTGAAAGGTATGAGCCAAGGCTACAATACCTACATTCTCCATTTAGCACCAGGTTCATTATCTGGTCATAATACCTGTCCTAAGGCGACAGCAGGTTGTTTATCTGCTTGTTTGAATACGGCTGGTCGTGGCGGTATGTTCAAGCGAGGTGAGAATACCAATACCATTCAGCAGGCTCGTATCCGTAAAACTCAATTATTCTATAATGACCGTGATGCGTTTATGGCCTTATTGGTAAAAGATATTCTATTGGCGATTAAACAAAGCAAGGCCAAAGGTCTGGTGCCTGTTTTTAGATTAAACGGTACTTCCGATATTAGCTGGGAGAAATATCCAGTGAAAATGGGTAATGTATATTACTCCAATATCTTTGAAGCGTTTGGTTATTTGCAATTCTATGATTATACCAAGGTTTTAGGTCGTAAAGTATCAGGCATTAGCAATTACAGTTTGACCTTCTCGGCCGCTGATGGTAATGATTTGGATGTATTGTTGGCAAGAAAAGCAGGTTACAATATCGCTGTGGTGTTTGGTATCAAGAAAACAGAGCCAATGCCTGCTGAGTATATGGGTTTACCAGTATTCAACGGTGATGAGTCCGATTTGCGTTTTCTTGATCCTAAGCAGGTTGTGGTTGGTTTGTATGCCAAAGGTAAGGCGAAGAAGGATACCAGCGGTTTTGTAAAATATCCTACTATTATGATGAAAGCAGCATAATGAAAACAGTTAAAATTACCATGATGGTTGTGGTTGATAATGAATCACCAGCAGATAATTGGATGTACCAATCAATATCTGAGCAGTTAGAGCGTGGTGAAGGTATTATCAATTGGAATTATGAAGTTATTGAGAATGATACTGCACCATTGGATGATATTGAATTATACA